GGTGCAAGACTTGGCATTTCCTCCTCTGCATTTTCTTCTGCTGAGTGTTGTATAGCATCTGCAATTTCTGAATCCTTTTCAAATTCTTGTTCCTGCTCTTGTTCAGCTTGTTTATATATTATATCTGTTTTGTGCATCCGACTATCTCTATATTGCTGTAGATATCTATCTATATTAGCCTGCATATCCTCTACATTTTGACTATCATCACCTAATAAAGCATTTCTTACAAATTTTTTCTCTTTAGAATTAGAAAATGTTGTTTTAGATATTAAATTTTCTTTAATAGTATTTACTTTCATAGGTCTTCCAACTGGTTTAGATGCTGGAACAGCTTCTAGAGCTTTTTCCATTACTTCTTTTTTTACAGATGGCGCTTCTGACATTATTTTTTTAACTAGTTCTAGTCTCTCAGATGGTTTTCCTTTTGTCGCGCTTACTAGTTTTTTTTCTATGGCTTTTTTTTCTTTTGATGATAGTTTGCTGAATTCTGGTTCAGTTTCTAATAGTGCTTTAGGTGTATATAAACCTGATATTAGAGATTTACTACTTTCAATAGCTTTAATTTGATTTTCACTTAATTCTTTTTCTTGTTCGTATTTTAATTCTTGTAGTTTAGCTAAATATTTTAATGGTTCATCTTTGTATTTCTCTGCATCTTTCATTAAATCTTCTTCTTTTTGTTGTTTTCCAATTAGTGCATCAATTTCCTTATTAATTTTACTAATCTCAGATGCTGGAGCATCTCTAAGTTCCAAAAGTCTTTTTGTATATAGTAGTTTATTTAGTTTTACATTAGGAGCTTTTGTCATTTCTTTAAAAGCTTGGCGACCGGCTTTTTTCTTAGCTTCTGAAATAGCATATTTTCTAGGTGTGCTAGTTGATGCGGTTTCCTTTTCTCTAAGTTTGGCATTTTCTGCTTTTTTCTTAGATTTGGTAGTTAGTCTTTGTACTTCATCTAGCGTCTTTATAGGTCGTTTTCTATATGCCGACTTGTTGGATGCTTCTGCAATTAATGAAATATATTTTTCCATTTTATTACTATATCATAATATTTTATTTATAAATTTTTAATTGTATCTTTATTCTTGTTTATAGTGATGTTCAATATTACTATTATCAAAACCACGTCCTTTTGCTAGTACATTCAGTCGACTAGCCAAATCTGTTGTAGCTTTAAATATTTTTTGTGTAGTGGGTGATAAATCCCTTTGTAATCCTGTAGTGTCCTGTTCAACCCAAGATATAGCACTCGGATTTTCTTTTTCAAGATGATTTGCTAGTATAATTGACTTAACAAATCGCTGACAATTATTTTTCATACTATCATATGTGAAATAATCACTACCCATAAATGCCTGTGTTCTATCAAGTAATTCTTTAAATGTTGTATTAAAATTTTCTGGAACATTTAATTCCATTTTTTGTGCATTAGGACTAATAGTAGGATATTCGTGAATATTAATAACTTCATTTTTCTCAAGTAAAATAGGTACATTATTATCTAAAGTAGCTACCATCATTAAATGGTACATATCATCATAGCCATATTTATTTTTTACCTTATTAAACTGTCCTAAGCTAATAATATTAACTAATGTATTAACAGCTTTTGCCAATTTTTCACGATATAGGCAAATTTTAACAACTTTATTATTAGCATATTTAGCTATTAAATCTCTTTCAGCTGGTGGATAGTCATTTCTACCAACTACCGTGCCAACAACTCTATTAGAAATGTTGCTAGCTAGGTTTTTTGTCTTTTGATATGCTGATTTAAGGAAATCAACTAAACCTCCACCCTCTAAATCTTCGTTAGAGTTCATCATTATAGCTTTTAATTGTCGCTCTGCAACGTTCTTTTTTAGGGGTTTTTTAGAGTATTTTTTACCTGTAATTTGATTAACTACAAAATATCCCTTAGCGTGTTTTTCAACTTTGTAAGGCATCCTAATATATATTTATAAAAAAATTTCTGTAAAAAATTATATTATATAATAGTAATAAAATGTTATCATTTAAATCTGGTGTGAGATTAGCAGAAGTAGATTATAAGAAAAAAGGTAGTAAATCCAAAGTAATTTACGTAAAAGATGATGATAGTAAGGCTGAAGTATCTAATAAAAATAAAGATGAACTATTGCCCAAAAGTTTTTATACATCAATAAAAAACACATCACCACACGGATTACTATTATTAAAGAAAGCTATAAGGGATGGAAGACCTGACCTAGTAGCTAGATATGAAAATCTTACAAATGCCTACTCAATGGCAAGTGATTTATTAAAAGATTTAGATAAAAAATATTTTAGTGTTGGTAAGGATGAGGGTAGAATAGTGCCAATTCCAATGCAAGAGAGCTCACGTATAGGGGTATTTGGGCCCGCTGGTGTAGGAAAATCTACCTGGATTTCATCGTTTATGAAGAAGTATTTAGAATATTATCCAAAAAACCATATTTATATATTTTCGCCTAAAGTGGATGACCCAGCATTTAAAAATATTAAAAATTTGGATTATGTAAAGCTAGATGCATCTGTAGTGGAAAACCCATTCGACGTGATGGAATTTAAAAATAGTATATGTTGTTTTGATGATATTGAGAGTATAACGGATAAGCGTATAAATGAGGCAGTTAGAATATTTCGCAATCAGTGCTATGAAATAGGTCGAGCGCCTAGCAATATTACAACTATCGCGGTACATCACGTTATATTAGCAAGTGAAAAAACTAAAATTATTTTGAATGAAAGTGAAGAAGTTGTGTTGTTTCCTAAATCAAATTTTTCAGCTATTGAGAGTCTTTGTCGTCGATATTATGGTATGACAAAAGACCAACTAAACTATATTAGGGATATTCCTTCTCGCTGGGTAGTTGTTAAACGTAGTTATCCTACAACTATAATAAGTGAAAATGCTGTAAAAGTATTATAATTTATTTAACATTTTTCAATACAATATCCTTCTCTTGTTTATTATCTCTAAGTGTAATAAATGTTAGTATTGATACTAAATAGTCAGGGTCATTACTCTGGTTTAACATTAATTTTTTATATTGTTCCATATTTAAATATCTAAATCTAGCACGTATGCTAGAATGCTTTCCGCAAGTATTTATACCATCCTTTAATTTTTGAAATCTATATGGATTAAATACTACATTATATCCTTCATTTTTTGCTTGATTATAGAATCTCATCAATAAATTTTCTTGTGTTTCTGGGTCGCTAGAATATTTAAGTTCAGTATCTGGGGAGAATCCATAAGGGTCGAAATGTTCGATAGAATTTGTCTCTGGATGATATAGAATACAAATCCAGTGGCCATTTGTAGATGATTTAACAGGGAATAAAACAATGCACGCATTATGCTCTCCTATTACTTGTCTAATATGACTAAATTTAAGTAAATCCTTATATAGATGTATAGGACATTTGCCATTTGTCGTGATTTCAACTTCTTGGCCAGTTAAGTCTTGTGAGTATATTTGTTTAATTACTTTATCCATTTTATTATATGTATATATATAATTTTCAGGTTATTTTCTTTTTGCATTTTCTATTGAATGTTTAATGGCTAATGACAATGGATTATATTTTAGTAGAAAATCTCCTATTTTATTCTTTAAATTATCCCATAATCCTCCACCTTCAATAATAGCATCCTTTCCATCTTTATGCTTACCGAATACAAGTGATACATCATTATTAATCTTTTTAGTTCTAAAAGAACCTTTTTCAAATTGATTTTTCGGGTGGTTTCTAAAACGATAGCTTCCAAGTGTCTCACGAAAATAGGTTTTATTAGGTATAAAATGCTTACCTATTTCTTTAGCTTCCTGAAGTGTTTTAGGCTTTTTTACAATAACTGCGTGAAGAGTAAGATTGCTCATTTATTATAAAATAATATCTTATATTATAACAATAAATTAAATAGAATGAGTTTATCAATATATAACTCAACAAATGTCCCTCTACAATCTGGACAAGAATTTTCAGGTGCTTATTATGATAATATACTAGATTATAGTCAAATTAATATATCAATTAATTGTGATACTGGTTATGATTTGACTTATTATTATTCACAGGACAAAATCAATGTTAGCTACCAAACAACACAATCTATATTAGCCTCATCGGAAACTCAGTTTTATAAAGCAACACCACTTGAACGTTATTTTAAAATATCAATTACTGCAGCAGATGGTGATATGACTAATTTAAATGTTCAAACAATATATAAATCTAGCATTACATTTAGTAATTCTGGAGGTGGTACTTCTTCTGATGTTATTATTACATCACCACTAACTGGTGGAGGCGCTGTTAGCGTTGGTGGTACTGTTTCAATTTCTAATTTACCATCTACACAAAATGTCAATATTACAAATAGTTCTATCCCCGTTAGCGGTTCTGTAGATGCTAATATTACAAACACATCTTTAAATGTTATTGTTGGAAATTTTCCTACCGCTCAAGATGTCAATATTACAAATAGCTCCGTTCCCGTTAGTGGTTCTGTAGATGCTAATATTACAAACACATCTTTAAATGTCGCTGTCGGTAATTTTCCAGGTGTTCAAACTATAGATGGCTCTGTAGATGCTAATATAACAAATTCTTCTATCCCAGTTAGTGGTTTAGTAGATGCTAATATTACAAATTTATCTTTAAATGTTGAAGTTGGTAATTTCCCATCAGTTCAACCAGTTTCTGGAACAATAGAAATTGATAACTTTCCAGCTAGTCAAACTGTAAATGGCTCGGTAGATGCTAATATTACAAATTCATCTCTAAATGTCGGTGTTAATAATTTTCCAGCTAGCCAAACTGTAAATGGTTCTGTAGATGCTAACATAACAAATGCATCTTTAAATGTTGCCGTTAGCAATTTTCCTACTACTCAACCTATCTCAGGAAGTGTTGATGTTAATAACTTTCCAGCAAGCCAAACTGTAAATGGCTCGGTAGATGCTAATATTACAAATTCATCTCTAAATGTCGGTGTTAATAATTTTCCAGCGAGTCAAACTATAGATGGTTCTGTGAGTGTAGATAACTTCCCAGCTAGCCAAACTGTAAATGGTTCTGTAGATGCTAACATAACAAATGCATCTTTAAATGTTGCCGTTAGCAATTTTCCTACTACTCAACCTATTTCAGGAAGTGTATCCGTTAGCAATTTTCCTACAACTCAAACTGTAAATGGTTCAGTAGATGCTAATATTACAAATACATCTCTGAGTGTTAGTGTTGGTAATTTTCCTGCTACTCAGCCTATTTCAGGAAGTGTATCTGTTAGCAATTTTCCCACAAGTCAAACTGTAAATGGTTCAGTAGATGCAAATATAACGAATGCATCTATTCCTATTACAAATACAAATTTAGATAATCTTCAATTTGATAATGTTAATAACCTTAAAGTTATTGTTGAAAATGCTTCTGTTCATACTACAGTCGATAATTTTCCATCAAATCAAGATGTAAATATTACAAATTCATATATTAATATAGGTAATCTACCACCTACCCAAAATGTTAATATTAGTGATATTACTACAAGTTCCACATTGGGTGTATCGGATAGTGTTAGTCAAGGATACACCCAATGTGGAACTTGTAGTAATATCACTAATATTAACATTTTGGGTAGGTGGTAGATTACCTATATTAATATATGAATTT